TCTAATGCCCCTGCTCCTTTTGCTGTTTGAATAGGCATAGCACCTACTCCGTCTTGATAATCCCATTCGCCTGTTATTGGGTCTAATACCCATACTCTCACACAAGTAATAACACTATTTGCTAGAACTTTCGTATCTTTAACTTCTACTCTCCATTTTGAGAATATCATTGTCAAAAGGTATTCGTGTCTTTCTATTGGTAAATATTTTATTTCTTGTAACTCTTTAATCCATTCCTTTTTAGGTTCGGCATTAAGAATTATATTAAGTTGGTTATTTTTACCGATTATGTCTTTATCTGCGTAAAG